ACTGATCCTCCTGTACTATATACAGCAGATTTTAATAATCCTTCAGATATAACTTGCTTATCTTCTTCTTCCCTTTCTACTCTTACAATAGAATAACCAGATATTTTATCTGTTAAAGGTGCAGGTATATTAATAGTAAACTTAATTCCTATTTGAGTTACAAATACTTCATTGTTTTCAACTGCTGTAAATAATCGTCCATAATCAGTTTCTCCTGTAGGAGTTCCATCAGGAAACATATTATTTGCTCCTGGACATGTATCATTTACATCTGGAAATTTAATATCCCCAATCCATTTTACAAAATAAGGATTTTTAGATTTATCATAAAATTGAATTCCAAATCTATAAGTTTCATTGTTTTGATATCCAATCAATACAGAATTAAATGGAGGAAATTTAATACCTGCCATAATTTCTGATGGAAACTCTCTCGTATAAGTTTGATTTACAGGGTTACCATTAAAATCAATTGATTTAACACCTAGATCAATCTCTTGACCTAATGTAAAATCAGAATCTGTTCTTAATAGATTTGGTGAAGCTTGACTAAATGCTGATGAAAACTTATCTGCAGCTGTAGCTATTGATATAAATTCATAAGATATATTAGGACCTTCACCACCTAGATTACCAGCTGTATTATATCTATAAGTAGTACTATATAAACCACCACCATAAGGATCTAAATTTGTAGGACAAATAGCATCATTATCTTCTGCAATAAATGTATAGTTAGTAGCATCTAATGCTGCTGATAAAGCTCCATTATTAATTATTTTAAACTTAGGAGTACCTCCATTATCCCATCTGTATGCTCTAGCATCAAAGTCAATTGTACCTATCTTATTTTTTAAATTAGCAGCTACTAGTCTATTATCTTTAGTACTAATAGTTTTGCAATGAGTAAATGATGTTGATAAAGATACAAACTCTGATAGTGTTAAACTAGAAGCTAGTTGTAATAAATCACCATTACATGTAGTACTTATAGTTGAACTAGTAGAAATACTTTGTTCATCATATAAGAAATATGTACCAGGGTCATTCTTATCAGCTCTTCTAGCTAAAACAAATTCAATAGTATCATAATCAGTATCTACATTATTAATAGTCCATGTAACTTGTTTAGTTAAAGAAACTCCTTGAGAATCTCCTCTATATGTTAACCAAGCTGTACCACCTGGTGCACCTTGCATTGATTGTTCATTACCAACAGTAATAAATACCATATTACTTAATGGTGAAAATGTTGTAATAGCACCATTATTCTTCTTAAGTCTATATGCCATTTGCCAACAACCAGGTCTAACAGAAGCTGTACCTGGAGCCGCACCAATACTTGTCATAATAGGAATATCAAAATCTACTGCTGGAACTACATCTAATAAAGATACATCCATAGCAAATAATTGATCTTGAACTACATTGATAGATCTTAACTTATTATAATTATCTGTCCAATATATCCTTTGTATTAAATCATTCTCATATCTAGTTACTACACCTGTTTGAGGTATATTATACCATGTAGTAAAGTCTAAATCATTAGCATATATCAATTCTAAATTAGCTGCTACAGGATTATATGTACCGGTATTATTTTGAACAAACGTTATATTATTATAACTAAACTTCCATATATAACCATATCCTCCACCATTAGTTTGAGGGTCTTCATTATAACAAGATGTACTAAATATATAAATATCATCTCTTAAAATTGCGTAACCAATTGGATGTATAGGAGTAGTATTAGCAGGTACTACTATGGTTGAACTTAAACAACCTGTACCTCCGCTTATATTAACAGATATTACTAATGTTGCAGCTGCAATAGGAACTATTGTAACACTGAAATCATTATAATATACATTAAAATCAGTTCCTACTCCTGGTCCAATTGTAGCATCTGCAACTATGAAATCATATAAGTCTTGTCCAGTAGTTGAACTCGATGTTACAAAAGATGCTGATGTTCCACTATTAATAGTAATAGTAGATGCATTTGGACTTGTAAAATCTATAATAGTTAATTTATAGATATTATGTACATCAGGTATACTTAACTGATATTTATTACCTTGAGAATTACTTACAGCTATTGAACCTTGTAATTCATCATTAATAATCTCAATATTTAAAGCATCAACATAAGTACCTTCTGGTTGTGACACCTGAGATATATCTTTATTAATACCTTTATTAAAATTTTGAATTTTATCCATTATTTAAGATTTCTTCTTTCTTTTCTATTAAAACCTACAAACGTTCTATCATAAGCATTTGTATCAGGTATAAGTCTACGCCATACATTTTTAAGGTTTTCTAATTGAGCAACACCTGGCATATTAGCAGAACCTCTAGCACTATTAACATAAAATAACCAATCTTTTTCAGATTTATCAAAAACCTTATCAGTTATCTTACCTTTTCTCCAATCTTGATAATCCATCATATATGTAACATATTTAGAAAGAGCTTCAAAATAATAAACATTATCAGGTATCATTGGATAACCTTCTTCATCAGTTGGAGTTGCTAAATAAACAACACATACCTTAGCTGTAGAATCTGTATTTATATTAGTTATTAAATAACTATCATTTATATAAAATGTTAAATCACATATACCACCATCACAAGAAGGTATTTTACAACCTTTACATGCATAATTTGTAGCATTTGTATTAGTAGCCCAGTGTAATGGAAAACCATTCCAATTGATATCTACCAATCTATAAAAACCACAAGGTAGTTTTGCTTTACCTGCTGTTAGTTCTAAACAATCTGATACTTCATCATACTGTGCATAAGCACCTATTTTCTTTAGAGCTTCATCAATCCACTCTACTACATCTGATTCATTTATTTCAGAGTTTATACCTAAATCGCGGTATAGTTTAGCCAATATCACCTTAAGTGAAACATATCCTGTTATCATATTATCCGTAGTAATCTACTTTTCTGTTAAGTGCCTGTGGTACAGCTCTTTTAGCTGCTCTACATGCTATGAATTTATACTTACTTTTATTTTTAATAACTGCTCTTTTTTTAATCCACTCCCATTTATAAATATAAGGTTGATCAAAGTACACTGGGAAACCATTAAGTTTAGTTAATTTAAAATCAACTGCCCATTTATGTTTAGATTTATTATAAGAACGTTCATATTTAGTAATCTTTAAATCCCCAAATCTATGGTGTAATTTAACAGTTTCAGATTCATTTATTATAACATCTACAACTTCTTTATTACAAGTTTTAATTATCTTACTAAATGTTTGATAATCTTCTATTGGTTCATTAGGTTTACAATTATTCTTATAATACTTATACATATCTTTCAATGTTAAGCATTTAGTTATTCTTCCTTTACCTCTTTTAATCATTATTCAGATTGTTTATTTTGTATATTTTGTTGTGGAGTAGCATTATTAGCATTATTACTATTATCCATTGGGAAATTCATAAATGGATTAACTTTAGTTTTAATTACTATATCTGTTACCTGTGTTGCTAAAGACATGCTGATTGGATAATTACTATCATATGACCAACAAGCATCACCATCACAACTTGTGAAATTAGCTAAATCTGATGGGAATTCAAATAACCCAGCTACTGATACATAAGTTAATAGTTGATCGTTTATAACATACAAGTAATCATCTTTAAGATACCAACTTCTATCAGAGTTTGTGTATTTATTATACTTTTGATATTTACTCTTAAACGGATTAGATTTAGGAATCATTGTACCATCAACAGTACTAACTGAAACTATCCAGTTATCCTTCCAAGTATCTATGGTTGAAGGTAATCTTTCTTTAGATCTTAATACATAACAATCAGTATCAACTAAACAACAAGTAGAAGCATCCACTTGTTCTAATTCAACACAATTTATATATTGTATCCAAGAATCATTAATATCATCTTTCTTACCAAGAGATTGAGATATTAACATAGATCTAGTTTGTTCAACCCAGTAAAGAATTTGACGATCTGTTATTTTGAATTCGTTGGGATTTCCACCAGAAGATGCAATTCCTCTGATATCCGCAATTAAGTGATTTGCTGTAATAGCCATTGTTATAAAAATTAAAAGCCAATAGTTTAATTGGCTCTGTTAATATAATAAAAATTTAGATAAAAAACAACTTAATGATGTTATTTTTTAGAAGTAAATATTTTATATCCTACTCCAATATTATGTGTTTTATCTATAATACCATATCTATATTGATAAGATACTTTCTTAATTCTAATACCAGCATAAGGAGAAATATTGAAGGATGTTTTACTTCCTCCAATTTCTCCACCTATATATAGATCCCACTTATTGGGTACAGCCTTAGTTTCTGTAATAGTAGTTGATGTAGTCTTAATTATAGTTTGAGGTACTTTTAATCTATACTTAACATCTAATTTATCTAACATGCCAAAGGTTCTAGCTTTAGTAAATATAGTAATATTAGAGTCTGCTAGACTATCATTGTAAGTTCTTACAAAGAATAAACTATCCTGATTGATTTCTCCAGGTTGAATATCTCTGATTGTATCAGGTTTAGGTTTATAGATTGTTTTAAATTCTACAACTTTATATGGAGTTTTAACTGTATCCCAAGATACCACTTTAACTGTATCTGATTTAATAGGTGTTTTATTTGATTTAGGACCATTACATTGTTGAAGTAATAGTATTACTCCAAGAACTGCAAATAATCCAATTATAACGTAATTTTTTATCTTATCTAACATTATCTTCCTTGTCCTCTATAAGGTTTAGTATTTTCCTTTTTATTAGGTCTTTTCTTAGCTTTACCTTTAGTTTTAACTTTCTTAACTAAAACTGTTGATGTTTGTTTTAATTTAGCCATTAGTCTTCAGAAAAGAAATTAGTTAAAAATTTACCTACAGTTCCTAAAACTAAAGCTGTAATAGCTACCCACTTTGCATCTTCATAAATAGCAAAACCAGTAATAGTTGTTGAAGCTGCTAATAAAGCATCTCCTAATTTTCTCCATTTCTTAGGTGTAGGAGAAGCATAAAGTTCATGTAATTTTTTCATAGTCTAGATTATTGGATACCCTTCAGCATCCTTTTTTAATTGTTTAATTTGTTCTAATGTATATCCAAATCCTTTTTCAAAGTGTGGTGTATCTAAGATAGATTTAAAATCTCCTCCCCAAGTCCATCCATGAGTTTTAAATACTTCTACAACTTCCATCCAATCCTTCTTACCATCTTTATCTAAATCTTCAGTCATAGACCAAGATATGCTTCCATCTTTATGTAATAAGCAGAAATCAACTGCTAACCCATAATTATGCATAGAACTACCACCTTTAGCTTTAGTTACTATTTTACCAGGAGTTGTTCTACCTTGTGCATATAATGCATCTTGTTCAGCTATTGTTCTAAGACCTTGTGTAATTCTAATATCAATACCTTTACTTTGTATCTCTATTAAAATATCAGAACAATCTGAACGTAATTTAGGATGTATTTTAGCAATCCTAGATATTGATATTTTATCACTCATTTCTTTAAGTTTTTTAATATATTTCCTTCTATTATAATTAGGCGGGATAGTTCATTATAATTGAGCAGCTGTTAATGATTTAACTTGTTTAATTAATGTTTCCAATCTATCTACTATTGCACCAGCCTGATCTCCTGTATAAGTTCCAGGCAGAACTGTAGTCCAAGGATCTGCTACTGAACCCATGTTATTCATAATCTCTCCCATTGAACCAGTATTATTATAACTAGCAGCTAAAGCGTTCCACACACCTGCTACTAATTCATCAATAGTAGCTTGTGATTGATTAACATATATAGCAGCTTCCATTGAAAGAGTACCTCTTAAACTTGCTGTTACAGAACTTGTACTAGTAAGTATGGCTTCCATATTACTAATCAAACTCAAACCAGCAGTTAAGCTACCAGTACTTGTAATAGATGAAGCTAATGAAACTACTCCAACTAAGTTTGCTGTTGTTATAGTTCCACTACTAGATAATGCAGCAGCTAGTGCTGTTACTAATGATAGGTTAGCAGTATCAATTGTTCCACTTCCAGTTAAACTAGATGTAATATTAATACCCATAGATAATCCTGAAACAACAGTCCCAACTCCTTCAATAGTTGTAGTAGAACTTAATAGAGCTCCTTTATCTCCCATCATATAAGAATAAGGAGGATTTGTTCCAGTTGGAAATGAATCTCTTTTTACCTGTTCAATATTATCATCTACTTGAGCTTTACTAAAATATCCACGCCTTTTATGTGGAGCAACAATCCAAACTGGATTTGTAATTCCAGAATGGTTATGTCCACAAATTTGATTAATATATGAGTAGTTACAGATTAACATTATCCCCAAATAAAGTTTAATTGTCCAGATATTGCTGAAGATACAGGTGTTGCTGCACCACTACCCCAAGCAAAGTAAATTGCTGCTCCATCATAAATTCTTGGTAAAGATGGATATTCAAATAAGAAATTTCTTTCAGATGCTAAACCTAAAGTTGAGATTGGAAAACGTCCTAATTCTTTTACTAATGCAACAGTATAAGTACCTGAAACATAAGATGTTGAATTTTGAATTGTATTAATCTCAGCTATACCAGCATCACCTGCTTGTAAAGGCATTGTATAATTATATTTACCAGTACCTGTTGCTCCAGTATAAAGTATCTGAGAGTTTGGACAAGCCGTTTTACCAATAGGTAATACAGTTGGTGTAGCTCTGGAAGTTGTTTGAGCTGAGTTAGTATAACCCAAAGATAAATTCGGTGTTGCTGCTCCTAATGGAGTAGCTGATGGATTAAACATAATAGCCATAACTCCAGCACCATTTGTATATCTTGGTAACAACCAATTCAATGTATGAGTACCAGTACCAGTTGTTGTAATATCAATAGCAGTTCCAGCTACTGCATTTGCATAAGATGTAGCTAATTTATATGTTAAGTTATCTACTCTTATTAAATAATAATCTGTTGCTGCAACTAATGGTGCAGGTAAAGTAGTTGTTGTACTTACACGAACTCTTGTTCCAGTTAATAAGTTACTTGGAAGAGAAGTAGTTGAAGTATATGTCATTATATCAGTACCTGCATCTGCTGTAAAAGTAGCAGTTCTAGTAGATATAGTGTTTGTGGTAGCTTGAGCTGTTGTAGTAGTTACTGACGTTACACGGTAATATCCAATAACATCTAATACTACTAATGTCCCAGGAGCCATAGTTGCAGCTGCTGTTACGGCATGTCCACTTAATAAATATTTATTATATCCACTAGCTTGAACATCTCCACCATGTTGAAGTGTTCCTGCTGAAGCAGTATCATCTTCTACTGGAATAAATGTTAAGTTAGCTCCTGTATCAAATAAAGCATCTGATCCAGGATTACCTGCACCTCTAGCTAACATATGATATTCATTTGCAACACAAACTGTTGTTGGTTGCATATTTTTTCCAAAAGGAGCAGTCCAAGTTTGTCCTAAGCTTAGAGCGTTAATTATTTGATCATTACTTGAAAATCCTGCCATTATATATTTTTTATTGTGTCCATATTACTTTTAAATCCCCTCTTAAAACTGTTGCAGCCAAACTTCCTAGTGGCAAACAAACAAACCC